ATTTGACAAAAGTAGTAAAAGAACCTAATGTAGAAGAGGTATTATGAGAGGCAAGAAAGCTAAACAATTAAGACAAAAAAGTAAGTTACTTCTAGTAGAATGGTTAAAGACTATGGTACCAGACGGAGAAGATGTAACTAAAATAACAACCAAGAACTTAGATAAGTTTCTACCTGAACAAACTCATATTTATGCTAACAATAAAATGATGTTGAGTGCTTATTCTTTACGTTGGTTTTATAAACAAGTTAAAAGAAACCCAAACATAACCTTAAAAGATATAACAACATGACCATCAGATATAAGTTTAATGAAGATAAAATCTTACAAGAAATAAAAGCTTATATTGATTCTACTTACGACCAACACTACTCACAAGGTAAGTATCAAGCTACTGATATGATTATAGATGCCGGACACGGTGAAGGTTTTAGTATTGGTAATATTATGAAGTATGCTATGAGATGTGGTAAGAAAGATGAAAAGAAAAAAGAACTACTTAAGATAATACATTATGGCATTATCGGTTTATATGTAGAGGAAAACAATGGAAGATAAAGTAGGAGCAAAAGAATATCTAGGCATTAAGATTAACTATGATAATGAAAAGTTTTTAGATAAATTTAGTTTAGATACTTTAAAGGATAGATATTTTACAGGAGAAGAAACACATGCCCAAGAAGCCTTCGCAAGAGCCTCCGTTTTCGGAGCAACATTCAAAGGAGTTACAGATTTTGAACTGGCTCAGAGACTTTACGATTACAGTTCCCGTTGTTGGTTCATGTTTAGCACTCCTATACTTAGTAACGGGGGAACAACTCGTGGGCTACCTATTAGTTGTTTCCTTAATTATGTTCCTGACAGCAGAACTGGTCTCTCATCTCATTATGATGAGAATATATGGTTGGCTAGTTCGGGTGGAGGCATTGGTGGATATTGGGGAGATGTGCGTAGTAACGGGGTATCTACTGCTCACGGTAGTAAGTCTACTGGTTCGATACCTTTTATGCATGTCGTAGACTCTCAAATGTTAGCCTTTAATCAAGGTGTTACTAGACGAGGAAGCTATGCTGCTTACATGAACATTTGGCACCCAGAGATTGAAGAGTTCATCAACATGAGAAAAGAATCTGGTGGTGATATAAACAGAAAATGTTTGAACCTACACAATGGAGTCAACATTAATAATGAATTCTTACAAGCTGTTGAGAATGATGAAGAGTGGCGATTGATAGACCCTAAATCTAATGAAGCTATCAAAACTATTAGTGCTAGAGATTTATGGTGGCAATTATTAAATGCTAGAGCAGAAACTGGAGAGCCTTACATCGTCAACATAGATACTTGTAACAAAGCTTTACCACAAAAACAAAAAGACTTAGGCCTATCTATCAGACAGAGCAATTTATGTTCTGAGATTACTTTACCAACTAACGAGGAGAGAACAGCAGTTTGTTGTTTATCCTCAGTTAATTTAGAACACTTCGATAAATGGTCTAAGAATAAAAATTTTATTAATGATTTAGTTACCATGCTAGACAATGTCTTACAGCACTTTATTGATAATGCTGTCGACACCACACAACTAGGAGAATACAATGCCAACTTTAAAAGATTTACCAAACACATTAAAGAAGGGAAAGAAGGTTTTACTAAAGCAGTTTACTCAGCTTATCGAGAAAGGTCGATTGGTTTGGGTGCGATGGGATTCCATGCTTACCTCCAATCTAAAGAAATACCTTTTGAAAGTATGTATGCTACTGGCTTCAACCACAAAGCATTTAAACATATCAAGACAAAAGCTCTGGAGGCTTCTCAAGGACTTGCTGAGTCACGGGGAGAGGCTCCTGATATCTCTGGTAGTGGGCTTCGTAATGCTCACCTTCTCGCTGTTGCTCCTAATGCCTCTTCTAGTATTATTTGTGGTGGAACATCTCCTTCGATTGAGCCATACAGGGCTAATGTTTATACACACAAAACTCTTTCAGGTAGTTACCAAGTTAAAAATAAATATCTAGAAAAGCTTTTAAAATCTAAAGGCTTGAAAGGTAAGAAGCTAACTGAGCTATGGAAAGATATAGCCGGTTATGATGGGTCAGTACAACATCTAGATATCCTGACAGCTGAAGAGAAAGAACTATTTAAAACGGCCAATGAGATAAACCAGATTTGGATAGTGGAACATGCTTACAAAAGACAAGACTTTATTTGTCAGTCGCAATCAGTAAATTTATTTTTTATTTTACCTAAAGCTACTGAGCCTCAAGCAGTCCATGATGATTACATGCAGTATGTTAATGATGTGCATTGGTATGGAGCTTGTAAGCTTAAGTCTTTATATTACTTTAGGTCTAATGCTGCAAGGAATGCAGAGAATGTTAATATTAAAATACCTCGTATTAAACTAGACGAAGGTTGTATAGCTTGTGAAGGATAGGTAAATGAATTGTTGGCATTGTAGTACAGAATTAATATGGGGTGGAGACCACGACATTGAGGAAGAATGTTCAGAGTATAGTATAGTTACTAACCTGTCTTGTCCTAAATGTGAAGCTTTTGTAGAAGTTTATTATAAAAATGACATCTAGGTGGAGTACAACTAAAAACGATTAATGACAAAGAAATATATACATGTAAATCAACACAAAATCAGAGCTAATAAAAAGCATGGCACTAATGAACCTGTAATTACTATTAAGGAAGGCAGAACCAATACATACTGCCATACTGTTGACATACTAGGACCGTCAACAGTTATGTATGGTGGTAATGAGAAACCTATTTTGCCCTGTGGTGCTAGAGTTGTTATTATGACTGAGGCTCCTATAAAAATAGATAATTAAAATGGCAACTAGATGGGCTTCAACTAAAAACCATGTCCCTGTTACTGGTGTCAGGGGTAAGAAGACCTCTCAAGGTCAAGGTAATTTAGCAACAGCTACGATGAACAAACACAAACGAAGAAGTTTTAAAAAGTATAAAGGCCAAGGCAGATGACTATGTTTGATAAAAGAAGAATCAGTGATAATAAATATCAAGTTTATTTTACTGGCTATGAACATCCGCATGTCAAGTCTGGTTATAAAGTAGTAGAGGTAGCAGAAAAAACTAAGTATGCTTATCTTAGATTATTTAATAAGAACATTAAATTACCCATAACGGTGTGGGATGAAATGAAAAAAGGAGCTAAGAAATTAGAAAATGAATAATGAATTATTTGAAGCTTTGTATGAAAAATACTCAGCACAACAAAAGATAGCTAAGACTAACTTAAGTTTGTATCTTAGCAATCCAATCGCAGTAGCCGACCATCCTAATACGGTGGAGACTATTGATAAGTTATTTAAAGAATATGCGGAAGCACAAGAGTACATTAAAATTTTAAGGGAGTTAGATTATGAGTTTACTAAATAATAGAGAATACTATAAACCGTTTGATGATGCGTGGATGTTTGATTATTACGTCCTACAGAATCAGATGCATTGGATGCCGGAGTCCGTGCCACTACATACAGATGTTAAAGACTGGCAAGACCTTTCGGATGTGGAAAAGAATTTACTAACACAAATCTTTAGATTGTTTACGCAGTCAGATGTTGATGTTGGTGCTGGGTATATTGATAGATACATGAGAATATTTAGAAAGCCAGAAGCCCGTATGATGATGGGTTCATTTGCAAACATGGAGTCTATCCATCAACATGCTTACAGTTTGCTACTTGATACTGTTGGTATGCCTGATAATGAATACAAAGCTTTTGCTGAGTATGAAGAGATGTCCGACAAGCATGAATACATTAATGATATTAAAACTACCAGACAAGATAAAAGAAGTATAGCTAAAACCTTAGCAGTCTACTCAGCCTTTACCGAAGGGTTACAATTATTCAGTAGCTTTGCAATCTTATTAAACTTTCCAAGGTTCGGTAAGATGAAAGGTATGGGACAGATAGTAACTTATTCTATTCGTGATGAGTCTATGCATGTCGAAGCTATGACTAAACTGTTTAGA